TTTCATATTCCCTTCGCTTCAATACGATGGGGGGAGAAAGTCTCTTATTGACCATTGGTTGCGCCATTGTCTATATGAATTTGAGATTAGAAAATTACTCTTTCCGTATGGGTTTCTGTCAGGGAAGATATTGTTATCCGTGTTATTGGTATACTCGGGGAACAATGTTGAATTAAAACACAAATAGTCAACCATTCTTTTCGTGTACCAACGTGCGTTTTGTCTTGCAGCCTCTTTCAATGACTCCATTTCAAATTTAGTAACTGGAGTTGTATCTTCACTTTGTCTGCTCACCAAGTTACCGTTATCATGCTTGTACAAAAGAGATGGGTAAAGTTCAACCATAGTCCACCATAACACAACTTTCAATACATATTCGTTGAGTAATGTTTCGTAATCGCCTGACAATGTCCCATTTGCGACATCATCTTTCAATCGCACCGTCAAATTAGTCCCCAAAAAGTTGGTCAAGTACTTATCCTGCGCCAAATAAATGGCGGGTCTGATAAGATTGGGATCAACTGCATCAGTCAATGGAGTAAATTTCTTGATGTAGTCCTCGTTGATGAGTAATATCTCTTGTGGTATTGGCATTTTTATGAGTATTTAAGTGAACCTCTTGATGGTGTATTTATTGGAGCAACACCTTCGACTCCTTTTTTTGGAACATATGGATTGTTACCCACACGCTTATCATTTTCAAGACCTTCGTTAGGCAATATTCTACCTTTTGAATCTCTCTTTCTCATATAGATTTGACGCTTCCAAAAATGATGACAAAATGCGCCACCTTTGTAGACGAAAATATCGTAGGTGCTTTGACCAGTAGGTGCGAAATCTCCATTCACTCCTTTATCACTCATTCGATTTATATCTTCATATCGGAACACCGCACCTGCTACTGACATCCCTACCATATCAATACAGAATTCACGTGAGTTAGCGGAAAGATTTTGTGAATATGCGTAACGTAATTTGTAAAGTCCTGCATCACCCCATTGCGACTTATCCCCACCATTCGCATCATTCATTGATGGCATCTTGTTAAAGAGTTGTGAGGTGTAATTTAATTCATTCTCAGGATCAAGTACATCTTCCTCACTAATCAATTCCCATTCCTCTTTATCTATGTATTCAGCTTTCGACTTTAACTCATCAATGAAGATTCTTCCTTCTTCATCTGTGAAATCTTGTTCTGATGAACAGCAGATTTTAGAAATGTTTTGGTGTTCGCACTCAACTTTTTTTTTTTGAACTACTTGAGTAGGATCAATAGCAACAGTTGATAGGTTATCAAATATATTATTGATTTGCACATCTGTCATTGTTGGGAATGCAGTTTTACATACAGCCTTTGCACTTGAAACAGTCAACACATTAGCAGTAGCTTGTGTAATGATTTCGAGTAGTGATGAAATTTGCGCTCCATTCATTGCTTGACTTGCAACATCTACTGGTTGTGCTACTGCACCACTTGCATCTACTACGGTATCATCAGCGAACAAATCATTCTGTACAATTTTGACATTACCAAACACACCAAATGAAGCTAACACCTCTTCAACTGCGCTTGTAATTAGTCTTTGAAATGGCTCAATTACTTGACGCTGAAATATGCGCATTGCCGTTTGCATCTCATCGGTATTACTACCCAATCCACCGCCTGCACGTACACCAAATAACAAAGGAGATGTCACACGATGACTCACAAGAATTGCCTCCATTGATTGGTCAACCAACGTAGTGAATTGCTTATCCATATCACTAACTGGAAATGGAGTAAATTCCACACCTCTGTCTCTTTCTTCGTTGAAGAATGTCAAGACTTTACCAGCATTTTCCGAACCTTGGATAGACATCTGCAATTGATTCTTAATCATATGCTGCTCCTCCAATGATGGAATACCATTGTTAAATGATGCAATCAAAGATGGGAAGAATCCGTTAAGAATCAAGTTGACTTGATACTCACTCAATTGGCGCATCTTTTCAATTTCATTAATCGCACCAACGTAATCAGGCTTCGGATAGTATTCGCTACCTACCATCAAGCTATGAACGAATAATACTTGCTTAGGCTCTTGCTCATTGGTGTTGACATCGAACATCGGAATAAAATGCGGAGTGTTTTTCTTTTTCCGCATATCAGTCCAGTCACGTGAATACCACACACCAACAACATCATCTTCCTCATCACTACAAGCTAGTCGGCAGTTCTCAAAAGGAAGGTGGTTGATTTGTGCAATGGTACTTCTGTCCATTGACCAAATAATCTCCCAATAGAACCCACCCTGCAACTTCAAATCAAGTGATGTGGGATGGATTATTGAGTCTAAATTCAAACGGCTAATTTCTTTCACCCCTTGTGGTGTTGACGCAGTCAATTCTCTGCCTGCAATCATATAACTAATTGAGTTCACCAACGCTCCGTGTATTGGTGACTCATTGTATAATTCAATCAAGTACTGAGGGAAGGCATTACCTTCACCATAGTTAACCCATCCCTTTCTATCTTCTCTCTCAATGGGTTCAATCTTTACGTATTTGGATAACTCAATTTGAGTTGCTCCAATGCGTTGCTTTATTTCGTCAATGTTAGCCATTGTATTCGATATCATTTGGGATTGTTAAGTTGGGCTGGTCAAAGTATTCTGTTAACGCAGTGAATTCTATAAATCCTCGCTTCAATTCACCAACCACATCAGCATCCTCAGGATCTAAATTAGTAGATGAATTTTGACCATAAATAATATAATTGTAACGACCACTTTGAGTGATAAGAATACTACCATTCTCCGCATCATCCGTGTCAGTGCTAACGCTCAAAGTAGTTATTCGCTCATTGCTATCAACTAAGATAGGAATAACCGCAAATAATTGTAATGTAATCTCATTTTGCAAGATTAACAGATAGTCGGTAAATGAAGATAAAAGCAAAACCCCCTCCTCTAAAGAGAGAAGGAGGGTTTGCGATGCAGTATTAGTTTGCAGATAATTCATTATCTACAAATATAATTAAATAGTTGGAGCTACAACAGTGATTCCAGCATAGTTATCGAAAGGAATTGCATTAAATGATTCCAAACGATAAGCCTTGTTGGCTTCTTCTGCAGTGAATGTAATGGTGTAACCATTCAAGTCACCTTTGGCAGTTCCTGTTGAAGTAGTCATTGCAGTAACTTCTGCGCCATCCATACGACCAACCATCCAAATGTTATTGTTGTTATCTTGAACAAAAACAATGAGACGATTTTTAGCGACCAATTCCAATTGCTTTCTGCGTGCAGGACTCAAAGCAAAGAATGTAGCGGCAACGGTTTGAGTGTAGAAAATTGTACCATTCTCAACAGATGAAGCTACTTCCTCATTGAAGCTACCAGTATGCTTTGGGCAAGTATACTTATAGATGGATGCGGTAGGCAATCCATCAACTTCTTCAGTTCCTGCATCAATAGTTACATTACTCAAAAAGTCAGCGTGTTGTTGCAAGTAAATTGCTTTAATACCACCAATGGTATCTTTGCAATCAAGTGTAAATCCAGCGGTTAATTCACAAGCCATATTTTTATATTTTTTTTAGAGTTAAAATAAAGGGAAGGCAGACCTAACCACCTTCCCTATTACTTGTGGTTTTTATTAGTCGTTGTAGCAATAAACAACGTCACCCAATACACCTACTTGAACTCCTACGCGGAATCTCATAGCCATACGTACGTTATCAGATGCATCAGTCAAAGTCATATCTACAACTCGTACTTCAGCGAAATCAGAATTTGCATCTACACCTACAAACAAGTTAGATGGTTGTGCTGCGATAACTGTTCCGTTGCTAATTCCCGGACATACATAAATGTCATATCCGTTGAACTGCAAATTGAAATCTGAATAAGCTTGGAATTGTTGCAAGTAACCATCTGCAGCAACCGCTTGGCGATAAAACTGAGCAGTTTGTCTGTTCATATACAACTTAGTTTCAGGCGAACCAATCAATGCAACTGGCAAGTTGTTGATTACTTCATTCAAGTTATCAATTACAGTACCAACTGCCATAGCTCCAGCATTCCAACCATTACGGTAGTAAGTAGAATTTACATCAACAATCTCTTCAAATCCATCAAATGCAGGATAAGTTCCAGCACCTGAAGTACCTTGCCAAATTGTGAATTCGATATTCTCAGCAACTTTCGCAGCAGCATATCCAATCAAAAAGTCAGAGAAATTAGCAGGAACAACGTCATTGATAAATCCACGTCCAGTTTGAGATGCTTCCCAATCACGTGCAAATTCTTTTTTGCACAATTCCAAGTTAACCTTCAAATCTGATACAGTCAAAACTGACTCATTCAATTGCAAGTCTCCAGCTTGTGAAAAGTCGCAAGATGCAGCTTGTACCAAAGATGCCGCATTTGACAACTTTTTCATTACAGCCTTGTACTTTACACCTTCCTTAAGTGTTACATAATTTTTAGCCAAAGTATCTCCTGATAAGATAGCTGCGTTGATGTATGGCAACGCTAATTCACCTGCGTAGGTTGAATTGTTAATGGTCAATGAATCAGCCATTTTTTTTCTTTTTTATTTTTTATTTGTATTTGTTTATGATTGAGAAGATTCGGTTTTTCGAATCCATTTTAGCCAAGTCAATTGGAGCAGATTGTGCAACTGCAACTGATTTCTTTACGCTATCTGTAGCTGGTTGTTTTGCCATCTTTTGAATGGTTGCAGAAAGAGTCTCTTTCTCAGCGTTCAATGATGCAATCTTTGCCTCGAATGCCTCCATCAATGAGTTGATTGTGCTTTCAAATTCTTCACGGCTAACACCGTCAAATGCAGCTTGTTTTTCTTCTTCGATTTCAATTTCAACTTCTGTCTCAGGCTCTTTAATCTCAGCGATTACTCCACCGCTTACAACGATTACTTTACCTTCGGCAGTTGTATGCTCTCCATCGGGTGCAGGAACTGGATTGCCTTCTGCATCCATTACGAAAAGTTCGCTACCTACTGCGAATTCAGCATCGGGTGAATATACCTCAGTGCCATCAGCAAGAATGGCCATTGCCATCTGTGCTTCTTTTGTTATTTCTCCTTCGGCTGACAACTGAATACCAAAGGCCTTCAAACGATCAGCGTATTTAGAAACAATTTCTGTTACTTTGTTCATATCTACTTTTTTGTTTTTCTAATCATAAGTAGCAAAAACACTACTTTTGTTCCAGCATAGTTTTCGTTTAAGTTTGTTTAGTTGTTGTAACAAGAAAGGCCCCCAAACGTGGAGGCCTTTTTTGTCGGGTAAACATACACCTGCACTGGTGTAATCGTTACAGACCGCTTAACTCATTTTCGAGTTCCTTCATTATCTTTTCGATTTCTTGTTGTGTCATATACTCATCACTGATTTCAGTGAAGAATCCTTCAAGTGAAAATCCTTTAACATCGCCCTGCTTAATGGATTGCCACACCTCATCGTTATCTATCTTCATTCCAATACACCACGTTCCTTCTGGAAAAGAAAAACCAAAGTTTTGACTCTTATCAAATTGACCTTCTGTAATCCAAGACTCCACAACGGTGCATCCTGCAACTGGTATTTCATGTTCCAAATTTGAGTTGTGATGCATATTCCTTTTAAGATATTCCTGCGCTATCTTATTGATGGTCTCCTTTGAGTATTTGCAATAGTACTCACGCCCTACGGCATCAACTCGGTAAATCAATTGTTCCGGTAACATCACCGCTCCGTATACCATTTTACGCTCACCTTCTTCAACTGCCGCTTGTTGTACTTTGCGAGTTTTTGACAATGCTACAAAATCCACTTCAATAGCAGGATTTTCAACAAGGCTCATTGCGTGTACTCCAAGGTATCCACTGTCATCAATGGTGTACTCAATGACTTTTACTTCTTCTTCTTTCATTTTATTTTATTAGTTTTGATTGGTCTAAAATCTTCTGTTGCGCATCCTGAG